GGACAGTATTTATTCACTATTGATTGGGCCCATCCAGATACTAATATCTTGGACGTGGAGCACTCTGAAATTCCTCAAGAACATAAGTGTGCACACATACTGGCTCTTACTAACGGGAATTTTGCAGCTCAGCCTAATAATCGCATTTTGTGGCATGTTAATAGCTACACTACTGATAACGATTGGCCTGACTATAAAGTGCAAACTACTTACTGGGATGCAGAAAATCCGAAATTTGTGACAGAAGATTCGGACAAAATGTTTTATCAAATGGAGGAAAAAAATGAACTTGAGTCGTAATTTTACATTATCAGAACTAACTAAATCAGATACTGCAATTAGAAAGGGAATAAATAATAATCCTAATGCAGAACAAATAGAAAAACTAAAAGCACTTTGTGAAAACATACTTCAACCAGTACGTGATCATTTTGGCAGGGTAAAGGTGACTAGCGGATTCCGTAGCGTAGAGCTGTGCCTAGCCATAGGTTCGAGTCAGAACAGCCAACATGCAAAAGCTGAGGCTTGTGATTTCGAATGTATTGGCGTAGACAACGCTGAACTGTTTGATTGGATTAAATCTAACCTTCAGCCAGATCAGTTGATCCTCGAGTTCTACACTCCAGGTGAGCCTAATAGCGGATGGATTCATGCTAGTTGGGTTGAGGGAACACCAAGAGCATCTTATTTATGGGCCTATAAAAGTGAAGGAAAAACTAAATATAAACCAATTATTGGTAAAGCTAAAGACATCGTTTAACCCAATTGCTAAAAATCTAAGGTCTAGAACTTACAAACCAAAAGTGATACAATCCAAGAGGTTGTACAACCGCAAAAAGGAGAAACATGGCTATCAAACAGAAGATTAAATTCAAAGCAGCAATGGGTAGAGCAGCGTTCAGCGAGACTACATCAAAAGCTCCAGGCACTAAAATGAAAGAAGAACCATATATTGGAAGTTATATAACTTCTGAAATAGATGGAAAATATATAAGCAATAAAAGTTACGAAAAATATTATGGTAACTTATTGAAAGGATTTAAAAATAAATAATGTATAGAAAAATGTTACTAGGAGGATTGCTTACAAAAGGCTTAAAAGCTGCTGTCAAATCAAAACCATACCAACAATTTAGAAAAAAGGCTATGAAAGAAACAGCTGACTTATATAAAAAAGCACCTCAGATGGATCCAGGTAGAGCTTCACTCAAAGATAAAAAATTTATGAAAGGTTTACAAAAACTAGATACCCAAAGAGCAAAAGGTCAAAAACTTGTAGACATGACACAATTTGTTTTACTTAGTGCAAGAAAAGCTGGTAAAAAACCAATAGTAAGAGAAATGAGAAAAACTAGAAGAAATCTAGCTGGTTATGCAAAAAGTTTAAATACAAAAGCAAAAGCTATGATGATGAGAAAACTAAAAAAGAAAAAATTAAACTAATATGGCAACATCAGGAACTACAGCATTTGATTTAAATATAGATGAAATCATCGATGAAGGTTATGAAAGATGTGGTTTGTCCACTAATGCAGGTTATGATCTTAGATCCGCTAGAAGAAGTTTAAATTTATTATTTGCTGAATGGGGCAACAGAGGTATTCATCTTTGGAAAGTTACATTAAATACAATAGCACTTGTAAATGGCCAAGCTGAATATTCTACAGCTGCAAATACTAACGATGTATTAGAAGCTTTTGTTTCTACATCATCTGCAAATACTGGAGAGAGAACTGATGTATCTTTAACGAAAATAGATAGATCTGCTTATGCAGCATTACCTAACAAAGGCGCAACAGGTCAACCATCACAATATTATGTAAAAAGAGAAACTTTACCAAAAATATTTTTGTACATAACTCCAGATTTAAATACATACACACATCTTAAATATTATTCGATAAACAGAATTGAAGATGCAGGAGCATATACAAATCAAGCAGATGTTGCATATAGATTTTTACCATGCATGTGTGCAGGTCTTGCTTATTATTTAGCTATGAAAAAAGCTCCATCATTAGTACAACAAAATAAATTAATATATGAAGATGAATTAAAAAGAGCATTAGACGAAGATGGTCAAAGAGCTTCAACATTTATTGCTCCACAAACTTTTTATCCAACGGTAAGTTAATATGGCAAAATACGCAACAGGTAATAGATCACAAGCAATATCAGACAGATCAGGTCAAGCTTTTCCATATAATGAAATGGTAAAAGAATGGAATGGTTCATTAGTCCATATATCTGAGTTTGAACCAAAACATCCACAGATACAAAGAAGATATAACACTGCAGATGCGATTGCTTTACAAAACACTAGACCACAAAGATTTCAACAACCACAAACTATGAAATCATTAAATCCAACCTTTGCACCTAATGATAATACTGTTGTAGATTCCGGTGGTGCAGCAGTAACCGTTGTCAATGTTTCATTACCAGGTAATTTTGATTTTCAAGTTAATAGATCTTTATTTACTGGAAATGGTATAACTACAACTGTAGCTTCCATGGTTCCACAAAACCCATCAGAAGAGAATAGAGAAAGACAACTTGATATAACATTAGGGAGTGTAACAATTACAACATAATGGCTATTACTTATTCAAATTTTCTAACTCAAATAAGAAGCTACGCTGAAGTAGATAGTAATGTATTATCTGATACTTTACTTGATCAATTTATAAGAAACACAGAATTAGATATTGCAGGAAAAGTTGATTATGATGATACTAGAAAATATTCAACTTCGAACTTTAATGCGAATAAAAGATTCCTTGTGATGCCATCTGATTTTTTAGTAATTAGATCATTACAAGTATTTGCTACATCAGACCTTACATCTGCTAGAACTTACATGGAAAAAAGAGATACAAGCTTTATTTCTGAATTTAATGGTTCAGGTGCTACAGGTCAGCCAAAATTCTACGCTAACTGGGATGAGAATAACATAGTTGTTGCTCCTGTGCCTGATCAGGCATATGCAGTGCAACTTAACTACATTATTACTCCTCCTCATTTTACAAGTACAAACAATACATTCCTTGCTACATATCAAGAGGCTATGCTTTTACATGGTGTGCTGGTTGAGGCTTTTGGATATCTTAAAGGCCCCATGGATATGTACAAACTGTATAAAGAGAGGTATAATGAAGGCTTACAGGCTTTTGCGATACAACAAATGGGTAGACGTAGAAGAGCTGAATACGATGATGGGGTACCAAGACAAAAAATTGCATCTCCATCACCGAATACAATTTTATAAGGAGAAAAATTATGGCAATAGCACAAGCAGTAGCAAATTCATTTAAAGAAGAAATACTTGAAGGTATTCACGATTTGGAATCAGGTGGTGATACTTTTAAATTAGCATTATACGACAGTTCAGCAAACTTATCAGCTGCAACAACATCTTTCACTACAGGTGGAGAAGTTGGGGATACTGGTCAGTACGTTTCAGGCGGAGGTGTATTAACTGGACAAACGACTTCATTAGATACTGGAGTTGCAATTGTTGATTTTGCAGAATTATCATTTACTGGAGTAACACTTACAGCAAGAGGTGCATTAATTTACAATACATCTGAATCAGATAAAGCTGTAGCTGTTCTTGACTTTGGTGGAGACAAAACTGCAACTGCGGGAACTTTTACAATTCAGTTTCCAACGTTTAATTCAACAAACGCAATATTAAGAATAAGTTAAGGAGGGTGCATGGCTCTTGTCTTAAATGATAGAGTTAAAGAAACAAGCACCTCAACTGGAACTGGAACTATTGATCTAGCAGGTGCTTCACAGGATTTTATAGGGTTCGTAGCAGGTATTGGTACGACCAACAAAACCTATTATTGCATTCAAAATACTGGTCAAGACGAATTTGAAGTCGGTATTGGCACAGTTACAGATGCAACTCCAGATACTTTATCAAGAGACACAGTCATATCATCTACTAATTCAAACAATCTTGTTAATTTTTCAGCTGGCACCAAAGAAGTGTTTTGTACAATTCCACACACAAAAACTATTTCACCTGGCATGGATGCAACAAAATATGTAGTCACACATAATTCGACTTTATCTGAAGATCAAACTTTAGATTCTGGAGTATTAGCGGGACCTGTAACGATAACAGGAACACAAACAGTAACAGGAACATTGGTAATTATTTAATGAGTAAAATAGAAGTAAATGCAATCGAACCACAATGCGGAACTAATTTAACAGTTGGTGCTTCTGGTGATACGATAACTTTTCCTTCTGGAACTACTGTTGTTAATAATGGTAGTCAAACAGGTTTTGGAAGAACGGGAACAGTTAACTGGGACACTACAGCAAAGACTGCAAGTTTTACTGCTGTAAGTGGTAATGGTTATTTTGTTAACACTACTTCTGGAGCAATAACTTTAACTTTACCAGCAAGTCCAAGTGCTGGAGATATTGTAAGTGCAGCTGATTACGCAGGAACTTGGGACAGTAATTCTTGTACAATTGCAAGAAATAGTTCTAATATTAATGGCGAAGCTAGTGATTTAGTTAGATCTGCAGATAGAGGTT